GCCAAATTCTTGCGTTACTTTAGGGTGTAGAGTGTCGGACGGCTCAAAACGCACGGTTTCGGCCTACGAACGCCAGCGTGAATGGTCGCGCGCGAATCGCGAGAAAGCATCGATTTCGGGCCGAGACATCGGCACAATTCCGCCCGTTGGTGACGCTACGCGCCGCGATGGCTGCAACGATGATTTCGAGAAATTCTGCACTACATATTTTCCCGAGAGGTTTTCCTCACCGTTCTCAGACGATCATCGGCGCGTGATTGCGAAAATCGAGCGGACCGTTTTGGATGGCGGCACGTTTGCGGTGGCAATGCCGCGCGGTTCTGGCAAATCGACGCTGTGCGAAACGGCGTGCATTTGGGCGTTGGTTTACGGGCATCGTCGGTTGGTAGTGTTGATCGCGTCGGAGGCGGACGCGGCCTCGGCGAGTCTGAAAGCGATTAAAACCGATTTTGAGTGCAACGAGTTGTTGCTGTCAGATTTTCCAGAGGCGTGCTACCCGACGAGGCAATTGCAGGGCATCAACCAACGCGCCAACGGACAGTTGTATCGCGGAGAGAGGACGCGAATTAAATGGTCAGAGGATGCCGTGCAGTTGGCATGGATACCTGGCGCGCCATGCGCAGGGTCAGCAATACTGGTACGCGGAATCACTGGTGCTATCCGCGGCATCAAAGTCGCGACGGCGGACGGTACGCAGCTCAGACCCGACCTTGTCGTGATCGACGATCCGCAAACGCGAGAGTCGGCGAACAGTCCGAAACAAACACGCGACCGAAAATTCACGATCAACTCAGATATACTGGGTCTTGCCGGACCGCGAAAAAAAATCGCGGCAATCATGCCATGCACGGTGATCGTTCCAGGAGACGCAGCCGACCAGCTGTTGTCGCCGGTCGATCATCCGGAATGGCATGGCGAACGAACGCAAATGCTGCATTCGATGCCATCACGAATGGATTTGTGGGACCAGTATGCAATCGTAAGAAAAGACGCGATGCGTTCTGGTAACGGCGTTGCGCCTGCCAACGAATTCTTTATCGAACATCGTGATGCAATGCTGGAGGGCGCCGAGGCGGCCTGGGAGCATCACTACGACGAAACCGAAATGCACGCGGTTCAACATGCGATGAATTTGCTGTACGACCGGGGCAGAAATTTCTTTCAGTCGGAATGCCAAAACAACCCGCTCCCAGAGGAGGACGCCAACGAATACGCGGTGGTTGCAGAATCGGTGGCGGATCGGTTGAGCGGCATCCCGCGCGGCCAATGCCCGATTGAGGCGACTACGGTCATTTGTACGATAGACGTTGAGAGCGACATATTGTTCTGGACGGCGACGGCGTGGGCGCCTGGGTTCAGCGGGTTTGTCATTGATCGCGGCACGTATCCGCCGCAAAAACGGTTGTGGTTCGACGCTAAACATCCAGAACCCGGGCTCTCCATCCTGTGGCCGGAAATGACGTTTGAATCGAGGCTGTATCGCGGCATCGAATTGTTGGTAAACGAGCTTGCTATGCGCGAGTGGCCTACAGGGAACGGCACGCTACGCACCAAGCGCATTGGTATTGACGCGAACTGGGGCATGGCGACCGACACGGTATACGGGTTCGTTAGGTCGTCACGGCACGCAAATATCATAATGCCGTGGCATGGCAGAGGGATCACGGCGTCCGGGAAGCCGATTTCTGCGTGGGACCGGAAACCGGGCGAAACGGTCGGCGCCGAGTGGATGAGAACCAAAGGTAAGCGCGGGATCGAGCACGTCATATTCGACGTGAACCACTGGAAAACATTCGCGTACATGCGGATTACTGCGAATCGCGGCGACAAATCCGGGTTGCTGTTGTTCGGGACGACGGCGGCGGAACACGAGCTATTCGGTTCGCACTGTAGCGCTGAGTACGGCGTCAAAACCAGCGGTCGCGGTCGTAGTTTGGTCGAATGGAAGGAACGCCCCGGCGACCCTGACAATCACTGGTGGGACTGCGTCGTAGGCGCGTATATGCTCGCGTCCGTTGACGGGTTCAATATCGACAACGCCGGCCTCGGGCCCGCGCCTTCCGTGCGGGCCAAAAAGCGGAGCTTTGCGGCGTGGCAGACGGCGTCGAGGTACAGGCGATGATGGCTCAAGAGGATGCCGCAAAAGAAGCACGCGAAGAACCGGTCGGAATCGTTTGCCGCACGTGCGGGTGCAGGCATTTCTTCGTGATCGACTCGCGGCCTGCGCGCGGCGGAAAAATTGTGCGCCGGCGCGAGTGCCGACACTGCGGCACGAGGATAACGACGCGCGAAATCCCTTACGGAAGCAAATAAACACTATGTGTAGTGGTCGCGTGCTGCATTCATCATCAATTGCGTAGACGATTTTCGCTTGAACTGTAGTATTCCGAATTAGGGAGCGAGACATGCCTAGCGAATTAAGCGACCAAATTCTCGAGAATGCGCAAGCGCCGGCAGAAATCGCTAACGATCAAGGCACGGTCAAAGAGCACGCGCTGCCAGATTTGATCGCCGCAGACAGGTATCTCGCTGGCAAAGGCGCCGCCAACAACGGCAAGCATCGCGGCGTTCGGTTTAACAAACTCGTCCCGCCAGGGAGCGGTTAGTTGAGCGGAGCTTTTGACGCACGATTTGCGAAATGGCTGCGGCAACGCGGCCAGCCGAAATCGGTACGCGCCAAATACGACGCGGCGGGTTCGCACGCAGACAACCGCAACCATTGGCAGAACGCCGACGCGCTGTCGTCCATCGCCGCGAATACGCCGTCCGTCCGAAAAACGCTGCGCAATCGCGCACGATATGAAATCGCCAACAACTCTATTGCGAGTGGCATCATCGGCACGCTGGCGAACGACGCCATCGGCACCGGACCGAAACTCGCAATCGACCTAGACGACGACGAGGCGTGCGAGCTAATCGAGGACGCATTCGACGCATGGGCCAGCGAGATATGCCTCGGCCAAAAACTGCGGACCATGCGTCAAAGTCGCGCGCAAGACGGCGAGGCGTTCGGGATTCTGACAACGAACCCGATGCTGATGCACCCGGTGAAACTCGATCTGCGTTTGGTTGAGGCCGAACAGGTAGCGACGCCTGGGCTGTCGAAAGAAACCGCCGACGCCGTCGATGGAATCGTGTTCGACAAATTCGGCAACCCGACGAAATACCACGTGCTCAAAACGCATCCTGGCGGCGGCGACGCCACGACGCAGTACGACGCCATCGACGCGGCGTTCGTCCTGCATTGGATGAGGGAAGATCGGCCTGGACAAAAACGCGGCATCCCTGAAATCATGCCAGCGTTGTCCTTGTTCGCGCAGCTACGGCGCTACACGCAAGCAACCATCGGGGCGGCGGAGACGGCGGCTGATTTTGCGGCGATCCTGTACACCGATGCGCCGGCCAACGAAGACGGCGAGATTGCCGAGCCGTGGGAGGAGATCGCGTTACAAACCCGTACGATGATGACCGTGCCAGCGGGTTACAAAGCGCAACAGTTCAAACCTGAGCAGCCAACGACAACCTACGCCGATTTCAAAAATGAGATCGTAAAAGAGATCGCGCGTTGTGTACATATGCCGCTGAACGTTGCTAGCGGCGATTCGAGCGGTTACAATTACGCATCCGGGCGGCTAGACCATCAAACGTACCATCGGGCGATTTGGCTGGTCCGCGACGACGCCGAAAAATTACTGCTGCGTAAAATTCTTCTGGCGTGGATGGACGAAGCGGCGCTCGCTGGCGTTCTCCCGCAGGGGTTGCCGCCGTTCGCGTATATCCCGGTCAGCTGGTTGTGGGACGGGTTCGAGCATGTAGACCCGCTGAAGGTGGCGTCCGCGCAAACGATCAGGCTGAACAACAGGACGGCCACAATGGCAGAGGAGATGGCGAGCAACGGCGTTAAATGGCGTCAGCACATGAAGCAGTTGGCGCGCGAATCCTCCTATATGGCGTCGCTAGGTTTGACCCGCGCAACGGACACGGCGACGCCGCCCGCAGAAGCCGTGACCGAAACCGAAGAGGACGATAGCAATGCCCAATAGGCGTGATAGACGAAAAGCGCTGCAGGCAAGCGCTAAAAAAATCCAGGCGGTTAAATTTAGCGCGCCGGTCGATTGGGTTGAAGCCGCCGCCGATGCTGGCGAGTCGCTGAAACGATTTACGATGACGGCGTACACTGGCGGAGCGATGAGCCTGGCGGGGTTCTACCATCCTGTTGTGGTCGATCTGGCCGGTTTCAGAGCGACGAATGAACGGCC